AAGGAAATAGGGCTAGAATCAATTTTAAGCTGTTTATGTAGGCTAGGGCTATCAACTAAGTTAAATAGGCTTATTTCCTTTACTATATAAAAAATTTTTTATATATATTTAAAATCTCTCTCTTAACTTTTCTTTAAATTTAAAATATTCTATGAAAAATAATTTTTTATAGAAAGTAGAGCCATGATAGAGACAAATTTTACAATTGCTGCAACCAAAGCAGGTGGGCTGTTGAGTGGTTCAAGCCTGTTTGCCAGTATGGTGATTAGCCAAGACCCTATTTATCTGTTTTTGGGTGTTTTGGGTGCTGTGATTTCCCTGCTGGGGATGATACATGAAATTATTAAAAATAGGATTGAGTCCATTGAGAAATTTAAAATAATAGGAGAGCTTTTAAAGGCTCTGTTGTTTGGATTTATCCTTACGCCGATGATTTTTATGATTTATTTACGTTTTGGGAATGAGTTTTTTGCTTATATGTTGGGAAGTGAAAGTGTGGTTGAGGGAAAACTGAACTCTTTTTGGCTTTTGGCTTCTATTTTGACCAGCTGGTATGTGTTGCCGATTTGGGATTTTGTGCTTAAAGTTATTCCCATGGTATTTAAAAAGTGGATTGAGAGAAAAATAAAATGAATGAAAATATACTCTTTGGGAATCTAAATGTATTTACTATAACTCCTTTGATATTTGCTTCATTGTTGGCTCTTCTTTTAGAAACTGGGGTATGGAAAAGAGAAATTATTTTGTCTCTTTTTATGGTTATTTATGCGATTTGTAGCACTTTGGTTTTGTATGGTGAGATGGAGTGGGCTTTTGTTATCAGTGATGTTTCTTCGGTTACAGTTGTGCTTTATGCACTGTTTAGGCAAAGGAATTAGGGTGATTGGTGAGTTAAATGTTTTGGGCTTCATTTACGGTAGTCGAAAGGTTTTTGGTTGGCTCTTTGGTATGGCTATGGTTGGCTCTTTGGTTTGGTACCTGGTGTATACGTTTCATTTTAAAGTGATAGATGAGCTTGAAAAGAGAGTTGCATTGGTTCAGGTTGATTTATCGAAATGCAAAGAGAGAGCAGTAAAGAAATTCAATACCCAAAACGAAAGTGTGTTTGATGGGTATAGAGAAAGATTGAAGGAGATTAAAGATGAAAAGATTGTTGCTGATGAGTTTAATAGCTCTAACTATGATTGGATGTATAGGTAAAGAGTGTGTGCCTTGTGATGATGTTCTGTTGCCTCGCTTAGAGACAATAGAAGTTAATAGCACGATGGTGATTCCTACATATAGGATTGATAGGGATGCTATAAGTATTGTCGATAAAAATGTAACTATGAAGATAGGGACTTTTAGAGCAATCAAAGAGGGTGATGATTTGAAAGTGAAGTATCTTTTGAATCGTTTGAAAGGATTCATTTTGGGATTGAGAGCCATGAATGAACAAGCTGAGAAGTTTAATGAGGAGTTTGGTGGTGATAGGGATTGATGATGAGCTTTATGGACGTGTGAAAGCTAAAATAATTTTAGAAGAAAGCAGCATAAATAAGATGTATCGTTGTTCTGCTGGGTCGAACACTATTGGAGTTGGTCATAATTTAGATTCCAATCCGATTTCTGATGAAGCTATTGATGTAATTTTTAGAGATGATTTGTCGGATGTGATTAAGCAACTTGATGAGCATTTTGCTTGGTGGAGAGATACACCAGCCGTTGTTCAAGTTGTTTTGATGGATTTTATTTTTAACGTTGGCATTGGTACTGCTAAAAAATTCAAAAACACTATGCAATTGATAGAGCAAAAAGAGTACGTTAGGGCTTCTTATACATTGTTGAATAGTCATTATGCAAAGCAGGTACCAAATAGAGCATTGAGAAATTCTATACTGCTTAGAAGTGCCAAATGAAATTTTATAGTGATTTAATTCTCACTCCTTTGCCCGAACATAAATATATTTTGTTGGAAGAGTATAGATATAAAGATGTAGTAGTACCTGTTGGGTTTGTGACAAATGGGGCTGATATACCAAGGGTATTTTGGTCTTTTTATCCTCCGAATAAGTCCGATTATTTACCTGCTGTTGTGGTGCATGATTATTTATGCAGTATTGGTGAATATGAAAAGGCTGATAGGTATTTTAGAGAGATATTGGTGGCTCTTGGTAGTAGTGTTTTTGATGTATTTGTGTTGTGGGGTGGGGTTAGGTTATATAGCAAATATATTAGAAAAGTGTTTGGGGGTAAAATAGGGGTAAATGGTGAAAAATGAAAACCTTTTCAAATGCCTTAACTGTGGGCATTTGTTTAAAATATTAAAGAAAAGTAAGAGTTTTCTTATATTACTCCATGGTATGCCCTATATTTGGGGGTTTGCTTCATTTTTACCTATTTTTATTAGGGGTAAACGATGGGGGTAAAAAAAGGTTATACCAACTCTAAACGGTATGGTGCAAAAGTTAAACTTTATTATCCTGTTGACCATGCTAAAACCAAAGAAATAATTTTTTATGTGACTTATAAAAATAATGGCAAAAAGCAGTTAAAGCCTGTTGGTAAAAAGTTAAACGGTTGGACTGAAAAGAGAGCATTTGAGCAAAGAGCTAAATTGATAGATAAAGGAAAGTTTGGGACAGGTGTTCATTCTAATTTAGTGACGGTTGGAGAATTGTCATTAGAATATTTTGAATGGGCTGAAGTGCATAATAGGTCTTGGAAGAAAACAGAACAAAAATATAATAAGCACATTTCCTATTTAGATGATGTGGTTGTTATGTCTTTGAAAGATTTGGATGTTACGAAGTTACAGAAAAAATTAAAAGATAAAAAAGTCGCAGATTCTTACAACAATGATGTTGTAGGGATATTGACAGCTGTAATTAATTTTGGTGTTAAAAAAGGAATTATTGAGTATAGCCCATTTAAGGATTTGAAAAAGATGAAGATTGATAATACCAGGACTAGATTTTTATCTCAAGGTGAGATAAATAAACTTTTGGAAGCATGTAGAGAGAAAGAATTTTTTAAAAGATTTGTGCTGCTTGGTATTCATACAGGTGCAAGAGCTGGAAGTATTTTAAATATGAAGAAATCAGATATTGATTTTGAAAATATGAGAATAGAGATAAGAGATGTAAAGAGAGATAAGAGTTACACGAATCCGATTAATGAAGAATTATATAATGCATTGATTGATATTGATGATGGGTATATTGTTGGTGGAGATTCAAAAATAAGTTATCACACTTTTTACAATACGTTCACTAGATTTTTAGAGCCGATTTTTAATAAAGGACTTGATAAAAAAAACAAAAGAAAAGTAAGGATGCACACATTTAGACACACTTACGCTTCTCATTTATCACTTAACAATACCCCTCTTGACAAAATTCAAAAGCTCATGAATCATGCTGATATTAAAATGACGCTTCGGTACGCTCACTTAATGCCTGATGCTGGGGAGGAGTTTGTTAAGAAATTATATAAAGAAAGTGAGTAGCAATAGTGAAATTTAAGAGATTAAAAGCTCCATTTGGTGAGATTTTTATTACTAATTATTAGGTTGGATGATGAACTTTACAGCTGAGCTTGAGGGATATGACGAAGTTTTGAAACTTCTTGATAAAAAAACCATAAATAAAGTGTTGAATCAAACAGCCAATGATGAGGGTAGACGGTTTAATACACAAGTTGCTAAAGATATTAGAGCAGAATATAATATTAAGAGTTCTGATATTAAAAGTAAAGTGAAGATAAAGAGAGCAAAAGGAGATGATAATAGTTTTGAAATTACTATTTCATCTCCTAGACTAAGTTTAGCAAAGTTTGTTTCATCAGTAACATATAAAAAAGTTCCTGTAAATAGGAAGGGTGGACGCTATAGGGGTCGAAGACAATTCGTTAAAGTAAAAGTCAAACGAGGAAAGTCAAAGCTGGTGCGTGGTGGATTCTATGCTAAGGGTCAACTCTTTAAGAGAGAAGAAGATAGTAGCCTACCCCTTAAGAGGCTTACAACTCTATCTATTACAGGAATGTTTACAGAAGAGATAGTGGATAAAGGCTTTAAAAAAGTTGAAGAGAATTATCCCAAAACATTAAAGAGGAAATTGAATTTTTATATATCAAAATAAAAAAGGTACTCCCGAGAAGTTGGTTTTTATGCGAAGCTTTGATTTTCGTTTTTCACCTAGATATAGCTCTAAAAACGATGTTACACAGTTACACACAAACTGTGTAACATCGTCTTGCGTTTCCCGAACTTTGGGGATGCAGGGGCATGAGTGGCTTAAAAGATGTGTAACATAATGGGGGGTTTTGTGTAACATGGAATGGAGTTCTACGGAATTTGGAAATATTGTTGGCAAGAGTAGAATGCAGATTAATAGATACCGTAATGATGGTATGCCTTCTGTACAAAAAGGTAAAAACTATTATTTCAATTATGACTCTATTAGATGGCTTTTTAGTACAGGTGCAGAGCAGATAGATAGAGTGGATGTGGATGACTCTAATAATGTAGAGTTTTTATCAGCTCGTGAACGTAAGGATCTAGCAGATGCTAAAAATAAAGAGTTTGATCTAGCCGTGAAGATGAAGAAGTATATTCATCAGGATGTTGCGAAAGCAAATGGTAGTAATGCAGGACTATTTATAAGAGACACATTGTCAAGTTTGCCTGACAGATTTATTCCTAGATTAAGATTTTCTGAAGAAGATAAGCATTATTTGAGAAATAAATTAAAAGAGGAGATATATGAAACACTGGTGAAAATTAGTGAATTTGCAAAAGGATAAGTGTGCCAAGGATTGAGACCATAGAATTTATAGAATTTAATAAATTAAGCTTTATAAATTCAGTTAGACCATTGCCAAACCTGTTGATTTCTGACTGGTCTGATAAATACCGAGAGATTCCAAGAGGGAATGCCGAACCCGGTAGATGGAAAACGCTAAGGACTCCTTACCTAAAAGAAATTATGGACGAAATGAGTCCACAATCTCCTACTGAAAAAGTTGTAGTAATCAAAGGTACTCAGTTAGGGTTTACTGAAGTAGGTAACAACATTATCGGTTACTACATGCACATTGACCCACGTTCCATAGGAATGTGGCTACCTACCGATGCACTTGCAGAACGTCATGCCAAAAAGAAACTTTGGAAGATGATAGAGACCACATCGGTACTCAAAGAGGTAGTTTTCCCAAGAAACAAAGGTACAGGCGAAAACTCAACCATTACCCAACTGATGTTTCCAGGTGGTGCTACTTCCATCTATGGTTCAAACTCTACAGCTTCTTATCGTTCTGATTCTATCTCTGTAGCCATCAAAGATGACATCGACGGTTTTGTAGATGATGTAGAGGGTGAGGGTTCACCAGTTGAGCTTATCGATAATCGTACCGATTCTTATGCCAATCGAAAGATCTACGAAAACTCTACACCAACCATTGATGGAATGAGCCATATTCAAACCGAGTTTGAAGAGTCCACACAATCTGAATATTATATGCCATGTACAGAGTGTACCCAAATGGTTAAGTTTAGCATTGACAACTTTAAGTACACTCATGAAAACTACAAACTCATTTCCGATGTAGAGTTTTGTTGTCCTCATTGTGGCTCACTTATTAAGGAGCAGAACAAAACGTGGATGATGGACTATAACAATGGTGCTAAATTTATTGACAAACAAGAGCATAAAGTAAAAGGGTTTAAAGTAAACTCTTTTTATTCTCCTTTAGGCTGGACTAGCTGGGTAAGAATCATAGAAGAGTACTTAAAAGCCAAAAAAAAGCTCAAAGATGGTGACGATAGGTTGATGAAACGTTTCATCAACACACGTTTGGCTGAGGTCTACAAACCTATGGTTAAAAAGACAGATGCCGACGAGCTTAAAAAGTTGGTAATTGGTGTAGATGAAGGAGTAGTACCAAAAGACACTTGGAAAATAGTAATGGCAGTGGACGTACAGGGTGACCATTTTTGGTATGAGGTTCGTTGTTTGCTTTATGGTGTCTCTTACCATGTCCTACAGTATGGTAGGGCTGAAACATGGGAAGACATAGAAAACATCATGCGTGACCAGTATTATGATGTTAATGAAAGAGCCTACCAAGTTACAGTCTGTGCAATAGATAGTGGATACCGAACCGATGAAGTCTATGAATTTTGTATTGAAAATGAAGACATGTGTATACCTATCAAAGGTAAAACCACCATGGAGGCACGTTATCAAATCTCTACCCAAGAGAGAGAAACGTACAACATTAGACTCTATACCATTAACCCAAACAACTTTAAAGACATTTACGATGGTAAATTAAAAAGGAGTTTAGTACTGATAGAAAAAAGAGAGTTGTCCAAAAAAAATGTCATAACGTTCCATGCTCAATCAGATGCAACGCTCTATGAACAGCTCACATCAGAATACCGAATAACCATTAAAAACCGTGGTATAGAAAAGTTTGATTGGAAACGGTACAAAAAAGACAACCACCTCTTCGACTGTGCTACCTACAACACCTTTTTAGCAGAATTCCTGCACCATAGACAGCAAAAGAGACCGACAGAGATTACGAAAGCAACACTAAAGCTTAAAGGTTCTAAGGGTACTGGTAAAAGTAGAGGTAGAGGTCAAGGGCGTATTGATAGGAGTCATTTGGATAATTATTAATATGGTGTTGTTGATTTTGAATCAAAGTAGATGCAGGAATGAGTGATACTTGGGTCATGAAAAACATCGGTATGGATGCTGATGAACTTTAAATCTTCTATATATATATAAAATCTTCTATATATTAAAAATCTCTCTCTTAACTTAAATTTTAAAAACTGTTAAAGTTTGAAATAATTTAAGAGAGGAGAGCTTTTGAAAACTTTAGGTGAAGAGTTAAAATTTGTAAAAAAACAACTAGAAAAAGCTTTAATGGCTTCCTCTCGCGAAATTAATAATCGTAAAGTACAGCAAGAAGTAAAAGAGCTTAGAGCAGAACGTGACGAACTTGTAGAAAAAATAGAACAATACGGTAGCAATTACATCGAAGGTGCTAATACCTCTGCAAAACAAGTTAATAGGAAATCACGTGTCATTATTTCCTACTAAGAAATTCATAACCTCGGCACGTGACTACATCCACAGAGCCACAGCACCAACCCAAATCAAAAGAAACTTTTATGAAGGGGGTAAACGTAATAGCTCTTCTAATCTCTTTACAGGACTTCAACCCTTTGAGAACACAGCAGGTCATGCACGTGATGTGCTTAGAGCAAGAGCTAGATACTTGCACGAAAACAATGGCATAGTATCAGGCATAGACAGTTCTATAAAAGTAAACTCCATAGGAAACGGCTTAAAGTTTCAGTCAAAAACAGGTGATGCCAACTTAGACAATGCCATTGAAAAGCTTTGGGGTAAATGGACAGAAGCATGGAACTGTGACTATACTCAACGTGAAAATTTTAATGACATGCAAAAAACAATCCTTGGTGCAAGAATGACCGATGGCGAAATACTTATTAACAAAGTTGTAACTAGAGACAAAAAACACCCTTTAAAGCTTCAACTTATAGAAGTAGACAGGTTTTCAGCTGTACAAAGTAAATACACACCCAAACAAAACTTTTTTGTTGATGGCATAGAGCTTGGAACACGTGGTGAACCAAAGTACTTTAACATTACCGAGGCTTGGTTCACGATTAAACGTGTCCCTGCTAAGAATATTATCCACTTCTACAAACGAGACAATCGACCAAGTCAGTATCGTGGTATTAGCGAGTACAAGCAAACCATTGTAGATTTGCGTAACTTCGCTAAGTACACACAGTTAACAGTAGAGGGTGCCAGTGCTAGAGCCTCTTTGGCTTATGCTGTAGAGACAGAAAATCTTAACTCTCACCAAACTTTTAGAGAAAACGCTGATGCTAATGAGCCTATAGAGTTTATTAATGATGCGTTTGTCTATTACCTAAACAAAGGTGAAAAGATGCACCAGCTGGACGGTGCAAAGTCTACTGGAGAGTTTGGAGAGTTCATTAAAGCAACCATTAGACTCATAGCCGTTGGTCGTAAAATCTCGTATGAATTAGCTTTTAGAGACTATTCGCAAGTGAATTTTTCATCTGCTAGAGCTTCTATCTTACAAGATCATAAAAAGTTTGATGAAGAGCAGATACTTATGGCTCGTTATGTGCTTACACCCATCTTTAAAGCATGGTTGG